ATGCAGCCAACGAATCCCGAACAGCACACAGGGGCAGCGTTCTTCCGGCTCTATATATAACCCCTGTTGTACCCTTTTGACATTTAGGGTTAGCACACCGTATCCTGAGAGACAGAACAAATCAAATCAAAAAAGAAGCCCTATACAGCACGAGGCAAAGGATTCACCGTACTGCTGACAATGGCTACATTTTGAAAAAGGATATGAAGGCACTCGTCCCCAACAGCATCGACGCAAAAGCCATCGGATACATCCAGAGGCGATTAAAGCGGACGCTGACGTACAACGAGAAGGAGGCGCTGGTCGGCAACATCGAGCCGGGATCTGGGAAGGAGTTCAAGGATACCGTCGACTTCTGGTTCGACCACGGTCTGTCCTTTGAGGGACGCGAAAACATGGAAGACTTCCGCACGAACTACCTGACCCGCTGCGCTGACCGCAGAGAACGCGAGTGGGCAAAAGAAAAGGCGCAACTACATAACACCAAGATCATTGACCTCTTCGACGTTAGCATATAACGCAGAGATGCTCTGCCACAAAATTACCGGGATGTCCATCGCTCAATGGGAGCAGTCCATGAAAGCCCGTAGGGAGCGCGCTCTGCGCTCTGGGAAACTGCATGGGCTACCCATCAGCCAACACCAACGCGACGAGTGGATCGCCTTCTACGACCTCGCTCCTGAGGACTTTGAACTTATCTGCATCAACCGCGAAGGCGGCTACGAACAGAACGCCGTGGTGCGCTCCGAGAACAAGGCTCGCTCCGAACTGGGAGATGTGGCAAGACCCGGCGAGGCGCTGCCAGTACCAAACGTCGAGGACGTGTCCGATCATTGGTGGTCCTACTACGACCGCAACCAGAAATCCCAGACCCCGCGATGCACGAGCAGGCTGGGTTACAGGCTACGAACAAGGCATGAACATAGATGACCGCGCAAGCGTTATATTGACATGGATAAAATCAAGCCACACCCGCCGGAGCAGATACCCGTTGCGGCACTTGTACCACCAAACGTACTACCTACGATGATAAAGAAACTACTTGACCGCCTCAAAGAAGCATCTACATGGGCAGGTCTTGCCATCATCGCCCAGTTCCTGCCGCTGGAGGTAGGAGAATTGCAGGTTATCTGGGAAGCCGTGACAGCACTTGCTGCCGTTGCCGCGATGCTGATCCCAGAAGGCAAGCCGGAAAAGGAAGCCGAGCAGGGATGAACGCTCCCGAGTACATCATCCTGCATACGCTGGCGTTCGACGGAGAAGCGGACATCGAGCGGGTGCGGCGCTGGCATCTCGACAGGGGCTGGAACGATGTCGGATACCATTACCTGATCCGCAGAAACGGTACGTTTCAGATGGGCAGGGACGAGGATACGGAAGGCGCTCACACGATGGGCTACAACAAGCGCAGCATCGGCATTGCCTTTGAGGGTCATGGAGATCACGAGATGTGGACGCTGCCGCAACTGTTGTGCGCCGTCAAGATGTGCGACCGCCTGACGGACGAGTACGGCATACCGCCACACAACATACTTGGACACCGGGAGACAGGAGCCAAGAAAACCTGCCCCGGCAGCAAGATCGACATGGACGCATTTCGCGCCCTGTTCTTTATGCTACTACCAGAGGACGAATGGCAAAACGATTAAAAATAGCCGACCTAAAGTTCGACCCGCAGAACGCTCGCGTTCGAACGGCGAAGGGGGAGGCGATGATACAAGAGTCGCTCCGGCAGGTTGGCGCGGCTCGGTCCATCGTCATTGACGAGGATGGGACGATTCTTGCAGGAAACGGGACGGTCGAAGCCGCAGGACAGGTTGGCATTGAAAACGTGGTGATCGTAGAAGCCTCTGGGGATGAGATCATCGCGGTCAAGCGGGTTGGGCTGACGGACGAGCAGAAGAAGAAACTGGCGTACTACGACAACCGCACCGGAGACGAAGCCGAGTGGGATATGGAGCAGGTGGCTCGTGACCTTCTGGGCGGGTATGAGTTTCTCGATGAGTTGTTTGAAGAACTTAAAATGCCCGAAGAAATGGAAGTTGGTTCAGAAGATCAGTCTCACTTGCTGGATGATTCTTTTGAAATAATTGTTACTTGCTCTGATGAGTCAGATCAAGCAAAATTGTTGGAGGAGTTTGAACAAAGAGGGTACGAATGTCGAGCAATTTTTTAGAACTTAAGACAAACATAGAGCGAACGCCTCGAATCGCACAACTGGAAGGTATTTTTGATGTGCCCAAAGCATCAGAGTCTGTCGTACGTATTCAAAAAATACCAGACACGCTTGGCGAGTGGACTGTCGGTTTGATAGTTGGTCATTCCGGATCGGGCAAAACAAGCGTAGCCAGAGAAAAGTGGGGAGATTGTATTGTTGATGAATACGAATGGCATCAACACAAATCTGTGGTAGATTCTTTTGATCCCAATTTGTCAATGAAAGCAGTAACGGGCGCTTTGTCGAGCGTTGGTTTTTCTTCGCCCCCATCATGGATGAGACCATACAAGGTTTTGTCAAATGGAGAAAAGTTTAGAGCAAACATGGCACGGGCGCTGCTCGACGAGCGCGAATTAATTGTCATAGATGAGTTCACATCCGTAGTTGATCGACAGGTTGCAAAGATTGCATCAACAGCAATACAAAAAGCATTTAGGCGAAAAGGTAAAAAATTGGTGGCTGTTTCTTGCCACTACGATATTGCAGAATGGCTGCAACCTGATTGGACTTATGAACCATCAACCGGCACGCTTGCGCGTGACTGCCTTCAACGACCACAAATTGAAATCACCATACAGCAGGTTGATCGTTCAGCGTGGCAACTATTCAAAAAGCATCACTATTTGAGCAGCGATATTAATAAGGCAGCACGATGTTTTGTTGGGTTTGTTTGGGGTCAACCCGCCGCATTTATGGCTGTTTTGCCTTTTCCACACGCACATAGAAGCGGCTGGCGCGATCATAGAACTGTTTGTCTGCCTGATTTTCAAGGCGCTGGCATAGGTAACGCCATGAACGCCGCAATATGCTCAATATATAGAGCAACTGGGAAGCCCGTGTTTTCAACCACCTCCCACCCTGCCATGATATACAGTCGGGCAAAATCTGAGATGTGGAAAATGAACAGAAAGCCATCGTACACAAGTAGAGACACAAAAAGCATCTCACTCAACAAATCAAGAGCAAAAAACAGGAAAACAGCCGGTTTTGAGTATGTGGGCAAGCCTGACCAGCAGTCAGCAATCGGCTTTGGTCTCAAAAATGTAACGGTATAAAAATGGCATACGAGAAAGAACAATTTATTAAAGCAATCGCCGGAAGCGGTGGCTATGTCTCGTTAATAGCAGACAGGATTGGTTGTGCGCCAAAAACCGTATATGATTGGATTAACAAAGACGAAGATGTCGCAGAAGCGATAAAGCGGGAAAAAATTAAGCAAGTCGATTTTGCCGAAGGCAAGTTGCAGTCTCTTATTAAACAAGAAAACCCGACCGCCATCATCTTCTATTTGAAAACGCAGGGCAAGGACCGAGGCTACTACGAACATCGTACGCAGGACATTACCTCTGGCAATCAGCCGATAACGATTAACATGGTTCCTGTTGACCCCGACCATGACGGTTGATGCTCAATACAACCGCGCCTATACACCTTTTTTTACCAGCCAAGAAAGGTATACCGTCCTATTTGGCGGCGCAGGCTCTGGCAAATCCTACTCGGTAGCACAGAAACTTGTCCTGCGTTGCCTTGCCGATCCTGCCGAGCGGATACTGGTCATCCGTAACGTGTACCGCACCTGCCGAGAATCCACGTTCCGTCTGCTGATAGAGGTTGCAGGCACCTACGGCATCACGGCGTCAGCCAACCGCTCCGACCTGTCCATAACCTTTCCGAACGGGGCGCAGATTATCCACGCCGGACTGGATGACCCGGAGAAACTCAAGTCCATCGCAGGCATCACCTCCGTCTGGATAGAGGAAGCAAGCGAGGTCAAAGAGGATGCTTTCCGGCAGGTGGACCTGCGACTGCGTGGCGATGTGCCGACGTACAAGCAAGTAACGCTGACGCTCAACCCGACCGACTCGCGGCTCTGGGTGCGGCGGTGGCTCGACGAAAACCCTGACATCTTCGTCCTGCGGACTACGTGGCGCGATAACGCTTTCCTCGACAAGCAGTATATCGACGTACTCAAGTCGCTGCCAGAGGATCTGAGAGCCATCTACGAGCGCGGGGAGTGGGGCGAAGCGCTTAAAGGTGTCATCTTCCCTAATTGGAAAACGTACAACGAACACCGTGAGCCGGACTTCTACGGCATCGACTTTGGCTACAACAGCCCGTCTGCCGTGGTAGCCGTCACCGTGACCGATCCTGATGTCTACGTCCGTGAGGTAATTTATCAGAGCGGTCTAACAAACTCTGATCTAATTGCTGAGTTAAAGAAAGCGGTCAGCAACAAAAACCTGCCAATTTACTGCGATGCAGCCGAACCGGACCGGATCGAAGAATTGATCCGCGAAGGATTGCAGGCGTATAAAGCCGACAAGAGCGTAAAAGATGGTATCGACTTTGTAAAACGTTATAACGTCAACGTCCATGCAGGGTCGCAAAACTTACAAAACGAACTACGGGAATACCGATGGGACGAGGACCGGAAGTCGGGAGAACTGAAGGACGTTCCTCTAAAGCGGCACGACCACGCCGTTGATGCCATGCGGTATGCCATCTATACGCACCTGAAAGGCGCAACTAACACTTGGGGAGTCTGGTAATGCCAAAGCCCGATTTTTACGTACTGGGGTCATCTACGAAGGGCGTGAGCCTAAATGATCCAGAATGGCTCAACATCTTCAACCTGCATGGTCACGAACACGTTGCCAAGATGTCCCCGGCGGTAGCATGGACAGATGAAGGTTGGACACGGCGATGTGTAGACGTTAGGGCAAAGGCGATCGCAGCCTTGCCCTTTGTCGTTCACAAGGGTGACATGACCAACGTGGTGTGGTCGGCAGGCGAGGAAGCACCCGAGGAACTGGCGTGGCTTGACCTGTTCGACTACCTGTACCGAGCCGAGGCATCGCTTGCCCTTGTCGGTGCAGCCTACGCCATGAAGGAAGGCACGTTCAACAAAGATGGCATCATCACAAAAGCGGACGGGCTGTCGTGGATCAACCCGACAAGCATCAAGCCCAACTTCGAGGATGGCAAGTACGGACCCGACGAGCGCGGCAACTTTCAGTACTACGAGCGCAAAGCCAACGATCGCAAATTCCAAGTACCACGCACTCGCATCCTCGGCACGTTTCAGCCTTCGCCCTTCGTAGAGCAGGGACCGGGATCGGCAGACGCTCGCTCGGCGAATATGCACAGCCAGATCCTGCATGACCTCGCAGAGTACACGAGTGGACAGTTGCGCTCTGGTCTCGTCAAAAAGACTGTCTGGGTTGCCGACAAGGACGCACGTCAGCCGGACGAGTTGACGGTCAAGCGGTGGCAGCGGTGGGTGCGCCGCAACATCCTCGGCACGAAGCCAACGCCCGATGACCCAATGGTCATGCAAGGGTTGTCAGCGCAGGAGGTAGGTTCTGATCTGTCCGACCTGCACAGCGATGTGATTACTCGGGACGCACGGGAAGCCATCGCCTCGACGCTTGGCGTACCGCACTCGCTCGTCATGTCTAACGCTGCCAACTACGCCACAGCCAAATCGGACCAGTTGGCATTCATGGCAAACACGGTAGTGCCGCAGGCACGGCTACTCGCCAACGCTATCAACCAACAACTGCTGATGCCGCTCGGCTACCACTTGGAGTTTGAGCCGCACAAGACAGAGGTCATGCAGCAGAGCGAGTTGGAGAAGGCGCAGGCAATCGCTCTTGCTGTAGGCGGTCCGGTGCTGTCCGTCAACGAGGGGCGCGAGTTGCTCGGGTACGAGCCGATACAGGGACAGGACGTAGTGGCAGAACAACCGCAGGAAGTCCGCTCGGCTGATGCTGTATCTGATACCAAGAACCTCGACATTCAACGGTGGCGCACCAAGATCAACCGCAAAGGACGGGACGTGAAGTTTACGCCGGACGCTCTGGCTGATTACGAGGCTGACATCATCCGCGAGCGTCTGGCAACAGGCGCTGATCTGGACGAGGTATTCAGACCGCCCTTCGTGGGTTTTTAGAAGCCGACCGGAGCGAAGCCGAACCGGAAGGCACAAAGGCACTCAATCCGCTTGCCCGAACGCAGGCGGGATGGCGTGAACACGCAGAGGCGATGGAGCGCCTGATCGACAAGGAGGTTGATTCCTTTGTCGGGGATATGGAGCAGGCGATAACCAAGCAGATCGATGCAGCGGCGCGAGCAGTACGCAACAATGCCGACACGGATGCCGCCATTGATTCCGAGCCGATTGCAGGGGTGTATCTCGATGCTTGGAAAAGCGCAGCCCTAACGATTACAGGCAAGGTATACAACGCCATCGACGCGAGCCGTAAAGAGTTTACCGATGAGCAGTATACGTCATGGGAGGACAACGTTGATGAGTACCTCGCGCGAAAAGGTGGCGAGCAGATTGTCCTCATCGACAACTACACGAAGGAGTGGGTCCGCGCCACGGTAACGGCAGCGACACAGCAGGCTGCTGAACTTGGTCTGGGTACAGATGACATTGCACTACTGATGAGGGATCGATGGGGCGAACTGTCAAGAAACCGCGCCCTTCGAATTGCTCAAACGGAAATGAACGCCGCCGCCAACTACGGGGCGATGGAAGCCGCCACCGCCGCAGGCATGACGAAAAAGTTTTGGATAACCGCAGGCGATCAGAGGGTGCGACCAGACCCACGGAAGAAGCCACGTGCGGGAGACGCTAACCACCGCAGACTCAACGGCGAGGAAAGACCGATTGGCGAGCCGTTCAGTAACGGTCTCATGCAACCATCGCAGGCGGGTGGTCCTGCGGGCGAGGTAATCAACTGCCGCTGTCAAATGGGCTTCTTGCCTTAATTATTTAACCAATGGACACAGTAGAACAGACCGGGAAACTGATCGAGGTGGGCAAGTTGCTTGCCGGAGTGATCGTCGTGTCGATGCTTGTCGGCGTAGCGACAGCCGGGTATCGTGAAATTCCCGACCGAGTTGGTGCGGTGGAGATGGCACATGGAAGTATGCTGACCAATATGCAAACAATGGAGGACCGCATCGAAGCGGTAGAGCGAACGCAAGCCGACATCAAGAAGGAATTGCAACTGATTACCTGCCTGCAACTCGCAGAAGCCAAACAACTCTTTTACCAAGACTGCCTACAATGAAACGTGCCGCCGCCATCATACTACTCTGCCTCTTCGCAACCGCCGCACATGGACAGGTGGGCATTGAGCGCGATCTGTCGGGAAACCAGATAAACGCCGAGTTCTATTTGGAGGTGGCTAAGGGTGATGTCAAGGGTCACAGCGTGGTCAACAAGTTCGGCGAGGCTGACGCTATCGGGACAACGTGGACGGTCATCACAGACAGCAAGACGTACCCAACGCCCACCTCTCCCGTATCGCTTGAGATACTGTCCTCGTCTGACGTAGACAGCACAGGCAACGCAGGAGCGCAACAGGTTATTGTTCAGGGCATTGGTTCAGATTGGCGCGAGCAGACAGAGACGGTATCCCTGCAAGGAACGCAGGCGGTGGATCTCGGCAACACGTGGCTGCGTGTCTACCGTATGTACGTTGTCAACACAAACACCTACGCCTCAACCTCAGCCAGTACCCACGCCGGGACGATAACGCTTCAGGTAGATGGCGGTGGCGCTACGTGGGGGCAGTTAACAAAAGATGGCGTGTTCGGCTATGGGCAAAGCCTGATCGGTGCGTATACTGTGCCAAAAGGAAAGACCGCCTTTTTAACCTCCTACTCGGCAGATATTGAGCCAACAAAGAACGCCAACCTTGCCTTCTTTCAGCGTTGCGGAGCGGATGATGTTGCTTCTCCCTATGAGCCGATGCGCTTACAGGCACTACACAAAGGATTGCAGAACACGCTTGTCATAACCAACCATGTCTCACGCGGTCCGTTTGTCGGACCCTGTGACATCGGCTTTTTTGGCAAGGTGGCAAACAACACCGCCAACATCTCTCTTCAGTTCAACCTCGTGCTGATCGATAACGGTGACTGAACATGATAAAAATATCAGGAGCGTTGAATACTTGGCGTTGGTCATTGCCGCCTACTACGCCGAACTGATACGCCTCGGCATACCGGAAGGAGAGGCAACGATAATCGCCGCAGCATTACAAGACATCATCTTTGAGGGAATGGGATGACCTACACCTACGAACGCAAAGACGGGACACGCTTCGAGCATTTCGCTTCGATCAAGAGCGCACCGCTGACCAAGTGTCCAACGACCGGACAGGATTGCCGCATTGTCATCACAGGCGGCAGCGGGACGGTGTTCAAGGGCGGCGGTTGGGTAGACAAAAAATGAGAGCGCCAGACCTTTTTTGGGCAACCTGCTTTTGCGTTGTCATGGCTACGCTCGCCATCATTTAGCGAACTCGCAATAAGACAGGCGGTATAACCGGCATGGAAGAACTCGACGAGGTATATCGCAAGTGGAACAGGCTCGCCAATATGAGCGCGTCCGATCTCCGGGCGTGGTCCGAAACCGAGTGCAGCCGCTTGGCATCAGTAGACCCGGCGGCAGTCATTGCTCGGAATCTTGAACTGCTTGAAACCAAGAAAGACGATTGGACGGAGAAGCACATCAAGAACGCCAACCGCGCCATCTCCTTTATTGAAAGGATGCGTAACGGCGAGCAGGGCGAACCCGCAAAGGAGGGTTGTCCAAGCAAGCGGGATATATCATTAAAGAACTGGGCGCATGATCCGCGTAAGCCGCTCAACAAATCGACAGACACAATGAACGACAACGAACTGCTCATCGCCTACGGGGGCGAGGTTAAGGCTCTGGGTGACGGTCGAATCGGCGGCTATCTGGTGAGGTTTAGCGGACCGACTGACCCCGACCTATACGGTGACTTCTTCACTAAGTCCACCGACTTCGGCATCCAAGCAACCCTCCCCGTTTACTATCAGCACGGCTACGACGATACGCTGAAGAACAGGCAGATCGGCGTGGGCGAGATCAGTAGCACCGATGCCGGACTGTGGTTCGAGGCGCAGTTGGAGAAGCGCGACGAGTACGAGAAGATGGTCAACGAACTGGTCGACAGGGGCAAACTCGGCTACTCGTCCGGCGCAGTTGGACACCTCGTCAGCCGCAAGGATGCGGATAACGGGTCAAAAGAAATTGAGACATGGATACTTGGCGAAGCATCGCTTGTGCTGAACCCTGCCGAGCCACGCAACCACGTCATGTCCATTAAGGAATTTGTCGAGGCATCAGCCCCGGCAACCAGTATTGCATCTGATGTAGTGGAGCCAGAGGCAGAAACGGCAGAGGCGGGGAATGATCACCCTGCGCCAACTGCGGCAGAAGCCAAATCGGAAGCAATCGAAGAAGCGCCTGACATGGGCGCTGAGGAAGCAACTCCACACACAGAACAAGAGGACACTACAATGTCTGAACAGAACAACGACGTTCTGAAAAGCATCGAGTCCATGCTCGAAGCACAGAACGCACGTCTCGACGCTATGGAGGAAGCCAAAGCCGCTCCCGCCATCGTCGAAGTACCTGCCGAAGCCAAGTCCGCTCCGGCTATCATCGCAAGCACCGGAGACTCCGAAGCCAAAGCATACGCCGCATGGGTACGCGATGGTGACGCAGGCGGTCTCCGTGGCGCTAAGGGATTCGAAGTTGATGGACGTGAAGTTGAGATCAAAGCATCCAACAATACGGACATGAACATTGGCACCGCCGCCGATGGGGGCAACTTGGTCCCGACTGGTCACTTTGAAGGCATCTTCGCCAAGAAGTCCGAAGCCGACCTGACGGACCTGCTCGGTCTGACCCGCATCCCCGGTGTCGGAACGACTGTCAACGTGCCTTTTGACAACGAAGCCGATGGCGAGTTCGTCAGCACTTCGGAAGCCAACTCCTACGACCGCGATGCTCCGGCAGTCGGTCAGCAGGCTTTCACGCTTGTCAAGTACACGAAGAAGGTACAGTTGAGCGAAGAACTTCTTGAAGATGAGACGAGCAACCTGCTTGCCTTCATTGAGAACTTCGTTGCTCGCGGCATGGCGAAAACGAACAACAGCCTGATCGTTGCCGAGGCTGCTGCCTCTGGTACGGAAGCAAAAGTATCGACCGCCGCAGGCATCGCCGCCGGTGAGATCGAGGACATCGCTTTCAACGATACGGTCCAGTTCTACCTCGACAGCCCGAACATCGCTTGGTTGACTCGTGGCTCCACGTACGGCAACATCGCTGCCCTGACGGGAAACGAGCGTCTGTACGCAGAGCAGGGCATCCGCTCCACGTTCGGTCAGTACGCCAACCGTCCGAGCCTGCTCGGATACCCCGTCATGTTCTCGGCTAAAGTCGACGCTGACGGTACGGGTGACAACAAGCCGATCTTCTTCGGTGATTGGTCGCAGATGGGTTACTACATGGCACCGACCATGAAAGTCCTGCGTGATCCTTACGGAGACGCTGCAACGGGACAGGTCAACCTGTTCTACTCATACCGTGTAGACTACGAGATCCTCCAGCCGGAGGCTATCGTATACGCTCGCGTATCTAACACCTAATAGGTGGGCAAGCCGGGTGGTGTAAAGGCGCACACCTTTCCTCTCTCGGGGTGGAGCGGGTTCGATTCCCGCCCCGGCTTCTACATTTCAACAACCATCTGCCATGTCGCTTACCGTTACATCTGCACCATCTGTTGAGCCAGTAAGCACAGCAGAAGCTAAAGAATGGCTCCGTATCGACTCGTCCGATACGAGCCAAGACGCTATCCTGACGATCCTTATTAAAGCGGCTCGTGTCCGCGTTGAGGAATATCTGCGGCGCTCGCTCATTACCCGTTCCTATTCGTGGGAGATGAACGGGGACGATATGCGGGACAGGATTGAGATTCCAAGACCTCCGGTGCAGTCGGTAACGTCTTTGACGATCTACGACGAAAACAGCGCAGGCGTGGAGACATCCTACACCGAAGCCGCTGAGAACTGGCAACTGATTGAGGCATCCTATCTAAAACACCGCAACGATGGTTGGGAAGTTAACCGCATGGACCGCTCAGGTACGTTGGTATACGTTGCCGGATATGGTGACGCATCTACCGATATTCCTGCTGACATCCTGATTGCTACGCTGAAACTGCTCGCCCTATGGTACGAGCGCAGAGGCGATGAGAGCCGCGACAACGTAGAGGAGCGGGAGTTTAGGATTCTTGGCGAGATTGCCCACCACAGAACCATCGGTTACTGATGATAGGAAAGATGCGGCATAGGGTGGCGGTACAGGCTGCTACGGCAACGAACAACCTCGGTGTCATTACGGAGACATGGGCAACCATTGAGACCGTGTACGCCTCTGTGCGGACGCTGACGGGGCGCGAAGCCGAGGACGCAAGTAAACCCGAGGGCATCTACACGCACGAGTTTACGATGCGATACAGGGACGATCTCGGGTCTGCTGATACGCAGATGCTGAACAAGTATCGCCTTGTATTTCGTAGCGAGAACCATGATGTGCGCTCGGTCGATAATGTGGACTTCCGCGACAAGTTTATGATCGTCAAGACAGAGAGGCAGGTCTGATGGCAAAAGTGGAAGTTGAGATCGCAGGTCTTGAGAAAGCCCTCAGCGACATTTCCAAGTATACCGAACAGGCTCAAGATCGGATCGTGCAGGAGATCAATACAACCAAGCAGTTGGTCCGCAACGATGCCATCAAGAACGCCCCGGTTAACAAGCAAAGCGGAAGCGGCATGGGCGCTCGTGGTGGCTCCCTGCGCCGTATGATTGTCGCAGAGCCTACCCGCAACTACGAAGCCTATGTCGTAAGCAAGGCGCATTACTCTGAGTTCGTAGAGTTCGGTACTGGTGTCTATGGCGAAAACCCGAAAGGAGGACACCGCACAACGCCGTGGGTCTACTATAACGAGGCAACGGAATCGTTCGTTATAACACGAGGCAACAAGGCACAGCCATTCATGAACCCGGCGGCAGAGGCTAACCGTGCAGACCACCGTCGCAGAATGATTGCAGCACTCAAACTAAAATGAAAGACCCACGCAAAGCCGTACAGGATGAAATCTGGACCCTGCTCAATGCGGCAGGGATAACTGCGTATGTCAACCCGCCCGAAGGTCTTACGCCGCCCTATACGGTATTTGGCGATGCAACGTTTATACCGGGACCGCTAACGACCAAAACAACCGAAGGGGCAGAGGTCACGCACACCTGCATCTCTTGGGCAACAGACCCGAACACAGCACAGGCAAACGCATCGACAGGGCTTGCCGCCCTGACCGACCGTGACGTAGCCTACACCGTTACCGGGTACGAGGTGTCGGATGTCTATCCAGACTTCGGCGGTCCAATCTTGCGCGATGACATGAGAGCCAACGAGGTCTACTGGGGAGTCCCGTACCGGGTGCGCTTCATCCTCACGCAAATATGACGCTTGGTATACTTACGACACTATGGAAACGACACGCCATCGCTCGCATTGTTCTGGAGCATTATGCCCACTTGGACCTATCGCCTGTCCACTCTGTCCGCTTGGCGGTCGGTAGCGAGGGCGATGTCAGCAGGAGCGTTGCAGAAGAAGCAGGATGGGAATACCTCGAACACAACAACCTGCCGCTGTCTGACAAGTGGAACGCAGGAATGGCGGCTCTGAAAGGTCGGGTGGATGCAGTCTTGATTGTAGGCTCGGATGATATAATGACCGCGAGCGCTATACGGTTGTCCCTGTCCCACATCGATCTGGGCGCTGATGTGGTCGGACTGAAAGACCTCTACTATTACGACACTCGCAACAGGCAGGCGTACTACGGAGAGCGCCACAACCCCGGCGCGGGGATGATTGTGACATCTGATGTACTTGACCGGGTAAACTGGCAACCGTGGGATTTAGGTCTGAACAGATACCTCGACAGATCGTTTACCAACCGTATGCAAACAAAGGCATACCCTTGCAAGTTTAAGTATATACAAAACTGCCGCGAGCAAGCCGCCGACTTGGTGGACATTAAGACGAACACGAATATGTGGAGCGTTGAGCAACTGGCAGAAGCAACGGGTCGGGTTTATTCCGTAGACTCGTCTGTTTTCGAAAACACGTTTCCCGACCTACGGGATAAACTAAACCAACAGGACAATGGCTAAAAACAAATCCGCACGGGATTACTGGCTGTACGTTGCGACATCCGCACCGGCAGCAGCAGACGAAGCCAATGATGCCAACTACTCGCTCGTAGGTCTGGCAACTGAGCATTCGCTGTCGCGCTCCCGTGGCGCAATCGACGTATCAACGAAGGACAACGGGGATGACTCCGCGTTCATTGCAGGGCGGCGCAACCAGACGGTTTCCATGTCCGGTATCTTCGATCACACCGAAGATGCAGGATATACAAAACTGTCGGACGCTTACGAGGCTGCAAACGGTACGGTATACTTCCTGCTCACCTCTACCAACTCCGGTGACACGGAATGGTACGGTAGTGGCGTGATTACTGACCTTTCGCTTACATTTAGCGATGAATCGCCTTCGACGTTCTCGACAACCATTCAGGCATCTGGAACGGTAACGGAGGCAACCGGCACCACCAGTTAATCTGAATAACGATGAAAGACAACCACCCTGAAGCCGTAACCATTGAAGTCGGCGAAAAAGAGTACACGCTAAAACTCGGACCCGCTGCCTTCAGGATTGCAGAGATCAAGCACAACCTGACCTTCACGTTTGAGCAGATGGCAAGCCCAAGCCTCGCAGACCTTGCACGTATCGCATACGTGGGCTGCTTGGTAGACGCTCCGACTCTCAAGGAGGACAAGTTTATGATTGCGATGGCTAACTCCGATGAAGGCGCTGTACTCGCCGCCGTTGGTAAAGCCCTACGCCGCATGACGGATGGTCTATCTTCTATCGGTGAAACTGATGAGGGAAAGGGGTAGCCGAGGGTAAAAAACCCTCGGCTCCCTTTCCTGATTTAGTAGCCATTGACAAGATGTGCGCCGCTTATCTCGGCATGACACCATCGCAGGTCGATGAGTGTTCGCTCCGGGATATTAACGTCATGCTTGCAGGCGTTAAGGAGCGCATCGAACAGCAGGAGGAAGCAGAGTGGCAGCGCACCTTAATCGTAGCGCAGCAACTTGAAAACCTGATGTTGTTCAGAGCGGGCAAACGGCAGAAGCCTCTTGATGCCATGTACCGCGAACTGAAAAAACAGGAAACGCCTGTGATGCGGATGGCTGAATATCAGCAACTGCGGCAACGGGCAAAAGCAATACTGGAAGATGGCTACGGTAGCAAATCTTGACGTAAGAATTGGAGCAGACATAAAGTCATTCCAACAAGGAATGGCAAGTGTTGAGCAGCGATTCAAGCAGGTTGGTGCGAATCTTCGCAGCGCTGGGCGTCAGTTATCTACCTCTATTACTCTTCCGCTCATTGGCATTGGCGCGGCTGCCGTAAAAGCCGCCTCTGATGCCGAGGAAATGCAGTCGAAGTTTAACACCGTATTCAAGACGGTGGGCGGCGATGTCACAAAACAACTCGACGCCTTTGCTCGCGCAACCGGAAGGAGCCGCTATGAGTTGAGGGGAATGTCGGCGCAACTTGGCGATATTTTTAAGCCGCTTGGATATACAGAACAGCAGGCGGGTGATTTATCGGTACAGGTTTCAAAACTCGCCGTTGATCTTGGCTCCTTCAACAATATGCCGATGGACGAGGCGCTTGCTCGTCTACGTGGTACGCTTGTAGGTTCGCACGAGAACGCCCTTGCGTTTGGCGTGGTAATTAACGAAGCGTCCCTCAAGCAAGAGTTGATGCGCATGGGCGCAGACAAATTGACGGGCGCACAACTCAACCAGGCGAAGGTACAGGCACGTCTCAATCTGCTTATGGCAGGTACTACTGATGCACAGGGCGATGCGATCCGCACATCCGATTCCTTTGCAAATCAGTTTATTGCGCTTAAGAATGCAACCTACGATCTCGGCGTTACGATTGGCGAGTTGCTTCTGCCTCACGCTCGCGAACTGGTGCAGCGGCTGCAAAGCCTCGTCCAATATGTCACGGACCTTTCGCCCGAAACGCAAAAACTTGCACTAAGATTTGCCTTCCTTGCAGGCGTTATTGGTCCGGCACTTTTTGCCATTGGGGGCATGGCTTCGGGCTTGTCTGCAATTTTCAGATCAATGACGCTGCTTGTATCTGTGGTTAATCCATACGTGGCAGCGGTGGCGGCTATTGCAGCGATTGCTTTAGTCATTATTCGAAACTGGGATGGTGTCAATGCAACTCTTAAAAACACCAAAGACAGTCTTGGAGATGTTGTTGATGCCGTAGGAAGTGGATTCAGCGAGTCTATAAGCGCAGCATCAGACGCTGCGGGAATGGCACTAAATGGTGAATGGTCGGGTGCGCTTGATTTAATGCTCACAACGACGAAGGAAAAAGCAGCGGCAATCATTGGTGAAATTGCCTCAATATATCTTGCTGCTAATGGACAGACAGGCGAAGGGTGGGAGGATACAACAACCGATCCTTTTGGGATTGGGTTTATGACTGCGCAGGCTACAACAGACCTTGAGACATTTAAGAATGACGCAAAGGCTTATCTCGACACCGACGAGGATTCTGTATCAAAGAGCGCTAAATCCGCAAAGGAATCTTTTGAAAGCATCCGGACAGAAGTAGGCAATATTGAGGCTCTAAACCCGTCATTTACTTTAATTGATACTGCCTTAAATGGCACAAAAATATCCGCAAGCGATCTCAACGGTGCATTCGCAAGTATTCTCACCTCTGTAAATGATGCCGACCTACTTGCTCCTGCCTTTGCTACCATCAAAAGCGCGTTAAGCAGCACTCAAGTAGATGCTGATGAATTAGAGGCAGCGTTTACGGCTATTAAAACTGCCGTTGGTAATGCAGACCTGTTGGCTCCTGCTTTTGCTACCATTAAGAGCGCGTTAAGCGGCACTCAAGTAGATGCCGATAAATTAGAAGCTGCATTTACTGCCATCGAAACTGCCGTTGGTGACGCCGACCTGCTTGCTCCTGCCTTTGCTACCATTAAGAGCGGACTGGGTAGCGCTGAGGTTGACGCGGGTGATCTTAAAGGGGCATTCGATGATATTACTGCCGCTGTCAACAGCACAGATATTCTTGCTCCTGCTTTTGCTACAATTAAGAGCGCCTTAAGTAGCACCGAAATAGATGCCGATGATTTAGAGGCAGCATTTACTGCCATCGAAACGGCTGTTGGTGATGCAGACCTGTTGGCTCCTGCTTTTGCTACAATCAAGAGCGGACTGGGCAATGCAGAGGTTGACGCCGGTGATCTTAAGGGAGCCTTTGATGACATTATTAGTGCTGTCAACAGCACAGATATTCTTGCGCCCTCTTTTGCTACTATTCTGAGTGCGCTGCGAGGAGCCGAAGTTGACGCCGATGATCTTGAGGCAGCCTTTACTGCCATTGAAACGGCGGTGGGCGATGCTGACTTACTCACTCCATCTTTTGCGTTACTCAAAACTGGGCTGTCTGGTGCAGAGTTATCAGCCGGCAGCGTCAATACTGCCCTCGCAAATATCGCCACAGAAATATCTGGCGTAGAGGGAAAACTACCTGACTTCAGCAACATCGTCAAAGCACTTAGTGGCACAGCACCATCTGATGACTCTTTAGTTGTTGCTGCCGGAAGTGCCGTGCTTGGAGTCAAGGGAGTTAAGGACGATATAATTGCGCTCGAAAAGGTTGCCCCAGACTTCAGAAGCATTCGCCTTGCTTTGGACGGTGACACCAACAGTATCAAGGACTCTGCTGATGAGGCATCGGATTCGCTTGGCGGCATCTTCAGCCTGATACCAACAGAGTTGACGCTGCCGGAAGGCTATCAAGACATAATTGACAGCGTTGTGCCAACTGAGGAAGAGAACCTTAGATGGAGCCAGTTCGTCGTCAAAATGAGCGAGTTGAAAACAGACCTCAACAATGCCTCGCATTTTGCCTTCAAGATGTCTGGTAACTTGAGCGATGTTGAGGAAGCGTGGAGACCATTGTTTGGGACAGACTCACCACAATGGATGAAGGACTTGACTAAATATGCTACTGATGCAGGCTTGATTGTGAAGGGGCTTGAATCAATGGTAACGCTACTTCAGCCTGAAACTTGGACGAATGCTTGGAAAGTCCTAACAGATTTGGGCGGTCACCTCGGAAAAATACTTGACTTCCTAATTGACATAGTAGTTAAGATCGGAGAGTGGATTCTGGCACAGGCTGGCATTAACATGGGTGGCGGTGCAGCCGGTGTAGCCGGTGTCACAGGCACAGCGGGAGCAGCCGGTGCAGCCGGTGCAGGGGGTTCGGCAGCGGGAGCAGGTGCAGCAGGAGGCGGCGCAGGTATGTTAGCAGGGATACCAGTTGCCACACAACTCGCTTTGGCTGGGGTGTTTGGATATAGCATATATAGGCTTGCCGGTTTTGGAGGAAGCGAGACTCCGTGGGTATCAATGGGGATGACTCGCGACGAGTGGATCTCCCAAGCGATTGCGACAGGTGGCTTTGGTTTGATTGCAGGAAACCTTATGGGCGGTGTGGATCTGTCTTGGCTATCCGGGACTGCCGGAGGTGGTAGCATGAATGGGGCAGGGACACCATCTTGGCTGTCAGGGTTGCAGGGATATATGGGTACAGGTGGATCGGCTAATACATCAGGTATTATGGGCGGCATGGGCATGACCACAGGAGGTCAGACCATCAACGTCAACCTCGACGGTCAGACCATCGCAACCGCCACCATGCCGTACTGGTCACAGGAACTGGAGATTTACGGGACCAACCGCTAATGGCGATTGCAATCAAAAACCAAGCAGGGACGAGCGTCGACTTTGTAAAGGAGTCTTTCCGTTACGAGGACGCGGTTACGCAGCGCGGTACGTTGTCCTTTCAGGAGATAGGCACAAGCCCGTCATGCACTTGGGGCGAGGATGTCTTTGTATACGATGATGGAGGCTTTCCTCTTGCTCTGGCAGGCGGTGGGAATCTTGAACTTGCGGCAGGTGGCAATCTTGAATTGTCACAGAGTACCGTGTATTGGGGCGGGACTGTCGAAAGCATTACAGAGGATGATATAACTGTTGGCGAGACCACGACCATACGCTTTACCTATCGCTGCATTGACTTCTCTGAGTTTGCCGGTCGGCTCATCATAACTGATGAAACGGCGAACGAAACCGCCGGGGCATGGATAAGATCAACGCTGACAGGTCCGCTGGGCTTGGCTGCTTATGGTGTAACAGAGGGCGATATTGATGACGGGGCATACGTTGATTATATGCCGTGGAACTACGTGACGCACGAACTTGCCTACGATGAATTGGCAGAAATCAGCGGTTTCTTTTGGAATATCGACAAGGACAAGAAACTCAACTTCCGTTCTGTTGATGCTGCCGCTGCTCCATTTGCAATAACAGGGTCAAGCAGACCCTACAAATCAATACAGTTCTCGACGGTGCGAGGCTCATACCGAAACCAAGTATTTGTTAGGGCAGGAACGACCGTCAACACAGACAATACCGTAGAGGTTCAACTGGGGGATGGCAATAAAAGAGCCTTCGTTGTTGGGTCATATATAGGAGAGCCGCCAACGGTTGAAGTAGATACTGGCAGCGGATACTCGGCACAAACGGTCGGCGTGGACGGCATCGGAACGATCAGCCAATGGTACTACAACACAGGCGGTAACTTCGTTATCCAAGATCCGGCAGAGACCGTTCTTTCTGCTACCGATAAAGTCAAGATCACTTACAAGGCGCAATATCCGATCATCGTTTCTGCTACTAATGATGAAGAGGTGGTGTCTCGTACTGCAATAGAATCGTCATCGTATGCCATCTATCAGTCTGTCGTTGATGCTTTAGATGTTGACAACGCAGATGCTGCTGAACTAAAGGCGCAGTCTATTCTCAACCAGTATTCACAGCCACGTATTACCTGCCGATACACAACCGATCAAGTCAACCTCGAAGCCGGACAAGCGCAGTATATAGACCTTCCTGAGCATGGTATACAAGCGAACTTCCTAATTGAGAAGATCGGTGCATCTTTACGACATGATGGACAGTTATCTTTTGACGTAACTGCCGCAGCGACACAGACGGTTGCCGGGTGGTCATTCTGGAAGCAAAAGACCAGACAGGACAGAAAGTTTGTTTCCCGGGACAATGAGGTACTTCGGTTGTTAAATAGCGAGAAGGACAACGCAACGGCAGCCGATGCCGCAACAGGAACGACCTTCACAGGAGCCTACACAGTCAATGGCACAGACACATACATTGATGGATTCCATGTCGGATAACATACGACCACACGGACGGGTAACTGTCGAAGTCATTAGCGACGAAGGCACGACCGTATACGAGCAGAACAACGTTGTTACCAATAACGGGGTGGCTCGTATTGCTGCTGTCTGGGCGCAGGACTCGACAACGTTTCCGTCTCACATTGGCATCGGCACAGATGACACGGCGGCGGCTACGACCGACACGGCGCTCGGCACAGAGGTAGATCGAAACGCCATCGTCACGGACTTTGCCTCTGGCGCAGTTGCTACCTTTAAGGCGTTCTTCTCTAAAGCAGAAGCCAACGGCAACACTATCGCCGAGTTGGGAATGTTTGACGCTGCATCTGGTGGGACGATGTTCTGCCGCTCCGTCTTGGCAACCGCTATCGTCAAGGATGCCACCAAGAGCATCAACGTAACATGGACAATAACCTTCGCTGACGCATAATGGCTACCACAGTTTTTCCAGAGGCAGGCGATCAGATCACCGAGGCGGCATGGACTTCGGCGAATAAGACCGTATCCGTTGCTCCTGAATATCGGGTGAGCGGTTACGCTTTGTCAGCAGGTACTGGTCTCAATGTTGACATCGACCCCGGCACTTGTTTCGTCAACGGATTTGAGATAGTCTCTGACGGTACGCAAGTGGAGGCGGTGTCTCCTAACTCTACCAATTACGTGTATCTAAATGACGATGGCACGTTCACGGTTAACACGAGCGCAACGCAGCCTGCCGATTCTCTTTTTCTTGGTACAGCGACAACGGATGCGTCAAGTGTCACAGCGGTATCTCACGAGAAGGACATCGCCAATGATTACAACGTAGTAAAAATCAAAACCGCTGACGAAACTGTAACGTCAAGCACAACGCTTCAGGATGACGATTCCCTCGTTTGGACTGCGGGTACAGGTGAAGTCTACGAGGTGGTAATCGCGTTGGACATTGTCTCTACTGCCGGTGACTTCAAGTGGGATCTTAAGGGCTTTGATAGTTTCTATACCTACCACGACAACAACGTTATCAACTTTGCGGAAACAGGTACACCGGAGAATACCGGCAATAGCAAAATCATTGTCAGGGGCGTACTAACCACAAACGTCACGGGTACGGTTGGGCTTGAATGGGCGCAGAACGTAAGCGATGCCTCGAATACTACGGTCAAGGCAGGGTCGTTTTTACACGCAAGGAGGCTGCTTGGCTGATGGCAACAACGATCTTTCCGCAAACTGATGATGTCGTGACGAGAACGGCATGGCAATCTCTACACGCCACAATCAACCGTGGTGATTACAAGATTGCCAACTCTGACCACGACACCAATCTGCTCAAATATCAGCAGGATATAACAGGCGACACAGCGAGTGGCACTGCTATTGTAACGCATGAAGAACTATCGTTGGATGCCGGTATCATGTACCACGTCCGAGGTTGCTTGGTTATGCAAAAAACAGCGGTAGATACCACCGATGATTATATGCAAGCAGGCGTTAAACTGGGCAGCGCAATGAAGGCATATATTGCCGCCGCTTATAGAACGCAAAGCGATACAACTGCGCTTGATGTGCAGACATTAACGGGCGCAGGTCAGGTCCAGATCGCGCAGTACAGAGGCACAAACAACGTTGCTTTTTTTGACCGACCTATTGTCTGGGTCGATATGATTGTAGACGCAGATGAGGATGGCGTAGTATCTTGGTACTACACAAAGGCAACAGACGCACACAGCACCTTTTACAGCGCCGATGGTCTTTCATGGTTAAAGGCAACACCTATTAAGGGATAGACAATGGCAACAGTACACGACTTAACAGAAAACACCGCGCCTGCCGGGACTGATCGGTTGTACGTGACCGATGGCGTAAACGATGAGGGCGTCCAGATTGCCAACCTTCTTAAAGGTAGTGGCGCAGAAGTGCCTGCGTCTAAGATTACGGGTACAATAGCGGCATCTGCCCTGCCCGTTATAACGCATGAAAAGGGCGGGCTTGAAGCGGACGTTTCTGCATATAGCGGGTTGGTAAAAATAAGCGGCGGCGCAACGTCAGCAGTAACTGCTCCTACTGGTGATATTGTTGGAACGAGCGACACGCAGACGCTGACAAACAAGACCATTGATACGTCAGCAAATACGCTTACTTTTGCGGCAGAGGCTAATCTGCAAGACAACCTGCTGACTCGTCCACTCGTCAAGGACTACGCGATGGAGGTGTATGCACACGGTAGTATCACCACAGCCACGACCATTGATCTTGAAAACGGCAACGTTCACACGGCAACGATTGGCGGCAACCTGACGCTGACGTTCTCAAATCCTATTGCATCGGGTGACGCTACCAGTTTTGTTCTTGAGTTGACTAACGGAGGCGCATATACGCTAACCTTTCCTGCTGCCGTAGATTGGGAAGGCGGGACCGCTCCAACGCTTACAGCCGCAGGCGTGGACATCCTCGTGTTTTACACTCGCGATGGCGGTACTACGTGGCACGGTATTGTCTCATCCCTAGACAGCAAGTAAAATGTTTACACCCGAGATGATGAGTATGCGGCGAGCGACGGCGGCAGCCTCTTACACTAGGACCGACCTTGACGTCACTGCGCTCACGACGGATTCCATACAAGACCCGGGGCTAGGAGTGAGCAACCCCCGAGGTGGGGCAGTAACAATAGATGGGTCCAAGTTCCTGTGGACCGTAGAGGCTGAGGACCGTGCAAGGATCTGGGATCTGGCTACCGCCAACGACATGACAGACGTTAGTGGGGTGCAGGACGAGACTACCGTCAACTGGCAGACTGCGCTTGGCGCGTCGGCAAATCAGGAAGACCCCTCTGGGTTGATGATACTGGCTGACATGAAGACGTTCTACCTGTTCTCCAGAAAGGGCGACAACGTAACCAAGTTCGTGTATTCCACCGCACTCGACTACGACGGGACAACACCGACGTATGACTCGCATGTTGCGGTTGGTGGAGATGGGTTTACCGCGTCGAGCGGGATTTGGGTTCCTGATGATGAGACGGGGTTCTACATCGCGTACAACGGCAAAATTGGTGAGTACGCCATGAGCACGGCGGGTGACCTGTCGACGGCTACCCTAACAAGGACGCAAAGCATCTCTGGCGCTTATGGTATTTGGTTTCAGGACGACCTGTCTGTTTGCTGGGTAAACGACGTAAGTAGCAAGCAGATAGAGGAGTATTCGCTCTCCACGCCGGGAAACATAAGCACCATGAGCCTTTCAAGTAGTTATACGTATACCTCAACCGGAGCAACGTGCTATGGTCTGTCTGTTACTGCCGACATGCAAGCGCTCGTTTTCGATGGGTCAAACGATGAGATTGTGGTAATCAGTTAAACACAAAATCTGCCTTTTTAAACCATGAGTGTATTCGTAGTAGAAAAACAAGATGGTACCATTGAGTACCCGCTGGCGGCAATAAACATTCGCAGGATGTTTCCAAACGTATCCTTCCCGAAGGCTATGGGTTCGTATAGCAACCCTGCCCTCGGCATCTACCTGCTGCAAAGAACTGATCCACCGAAAAGCAAGTGGTCGCATGACAATGTCGTTGTGGACCCCGTAAAGGTTGCGGATCATTACGTGCAACAATGGGGAGCGGCAACACCTAAGCCGCAGGCTGATATCGATTACCTATATGAGCAGATTTTCTTACAGGTCAAGCAACACGCCCATGAAAAGATAGAAGCCGTATATCCAGATTGGAAGCAGCGCAATATGACCATGCGCGTCCTGACCTTGCAGAACGTCAGCCCATTGACCGATGACGAGCAAGCAGAACTGGCAAGTATCTCGGTTGCATGGGATTGGATCGAAGCGGTACGGACCGCATCCGATCAGGTAGAAGCAGACCTTTTGGCGATGGGGATCGCGGCGGCGATGGAGTACGATATAAGCACCTCCGCTCATTGGAATCAATAACCCACCGACACCATGTGGAACGTCTCCCGGCTTGGACCTGATGCCCACCAGATAGAGTTCGACGATGAGTTCCAAAACAACAACTGGGAGCAATGGGTGCTGCTGACGGGAGACCGTCATTGGGACAACCAACACTCCGATTGGTCGCTACAAAAGAAGCACTTGGAGTTGGCGAAGGAGCGCAACGCTCCGGTGATCGATGTCGGTGACTTCTTCTGTCTTATGCAGGGGAAGTATGACAGGCGCAAGTCCTCGGATGCGCTGCGACCAATCCACCGTGGAGAGGAATACTTTGATGACGTGCCGAACACGGCGGTTGATTTTTTCAAACCGTACGCCCACCAGTTCGCCGTCCTCGGATATGGCAACCATGAGACCGCGATCATAAAACATCACCAGACGGACATCCTGTCCCGCTTTGCCTATCGGCTAAACAAGGAGACGGGGAGCAACGTTCAGGTTGGCGGCTATGGTGGCTATATCAAACTGCGCTTTGCTACACCAAGCAAGCGGCGCAGTATCTGGCTGCGATATTATCATGGCAGCGGCGGCGGTGGACCTGTTTCCAAGGGAGTTATAGGCACGAATCGCCGTCAGTACTACGATGCAGACATCGTGGTGACCGGACACATTCACGAGCGGTGGCGCGTCGAGTTGGTCAAGGAATCAATCTCGGACTACGGCACGTTATCGCTCAAGCCGCAGGTGCATCTTTGCGTGTCCACGTACAAGCAGGAGTACAACACGCAGGGAGGATGGCACGTTGAGCGCGGCGCTCCCCCAAAGCCGCTCGGTGGGTGGTGGCTGCGCTTCACTTTTGACCACAAGACGCAGCAGGTTGTATTCCAGACGATGGAGACGCTCTGAGGCTTTGCAGAATCGCCTGTAACGAACGATCTGTCTTTGCCCGATAAGTTAACCGCATAAAAAAAGGACGCCTTACGGGGCGTCCTGTGCTGCCTTACGGGGCGGCGGGTTAATCATTAGGAAAGACTGCCGATCTTTTCCTCGTTGCGAATAAGGGAGGCTTCATTTTTTACCCGCTCGCGCTGATAAACGTTGTTCGTAATAAGATCTGCTGCGATGGTCAGTATTTCTCCTGACTGTTCGCCGCTAAGTTCTCCGTTCTCAACAGCCAAGTTTGCATAGCGGATGAGTTCGTTTGCGAGGTCTGCGGTAGAAATAATCATTGTCACTCTCGGTTTGTGATGGCTTGCGCCGTTTTGTTGATACAAAGGTCGGGCTTTTTTTTTATATATCCTATCACTTCACAAACCTTTCACAAACAAAGATCAGGCAGGGCGTTCTGGATGTGGTCTGTGATCGCCTTGTACGCTTCCTCTGCCGAATAGCATACCACGCAGTCATACCCAGATGCTTCGAGGCGGTCCATCCACGCCTGCTGATGCTTGCTCGGCTTGTTCGGCTTGATCTTCATCTCGACAAACAGCCCGGCGGCGTGGTCGGTCGGCACGGCAACGAAGATGTCCGGGACACCTGCCTTCACTCCCTCGGCTTTTAGTTTGGCTGCAACCTTTATGTGGCGCTGCCCACCGTTCGGGATGGCAAAGATGTTGGCGTATAGCGGGTTGGTCCGCTCTTGGATCTTGAGCAGCCTAAACAACGCCTTCTGTTCGAGGTGTTCTCTCTGGTTCATAGTTCGTCAGTTGTGATGATATACACCTGTTTTTGCCGCTAAAGCGTCAATTTAGCCGACTTTCCTTTGGTTTGTGCGACATTTGCGGTACAAGCGCGACATTTTTCCTGCTTACGCGACAAAAGACTATGTTTCGCGACATTCCATATTCAAGAATGTAGCATATAACGTACATCACTTTTGCATAAGTGTAGCCCTATCTCAGCACCACGTATTCCTTGCCTTCTCCGAGCGCAGCGAAGTCACATTCCAGACCAGCAGCAAGCGCCTTGCCGATGGCGGTCTTGTCTGGTCGGCGTGTGATCTTGGCGAACTCATCCGGCACGAGCGTCTCATCTTCGATGATGACAGGAGCCTTTGCCTTGCGTACTGATACGCTGACGTGGTTGGGTGTCTCTGCCTTCTGCATACCGAGCATCTTCATCGACAGCATGATGCGATCTTTGAGACCATCCACCACGCGGCGCTTGCTGTTGGCGCGAGCCTTCATCGCGTCCATACGTTCGCGCAGGTACGCGGCTTTCGCTTCGTAGGCTTCGGCATCCATTTCCATCTGGGCGATGACCACGGCGTAGCGGTCGAGTTTGGCAAGGATGTCATCCTCGCCTTGTGCGATCTGGTCGAGCAGCGCCTCGGCATCCTCGGTTATCTCGCCGCCTGTTTGCTCAAGCAGTTCCTCCAAGTTGGCAAGGTCTGCCAGTTGTGTGTGGGTCAGGTCAAATAGGTTTTGGTTATCCATTGTCTCTCTCTGTCTGTGTTATCGTTTAGGGTATCCACCGTTTCCGTACCGGGCGAGCCTGCCTCTTGCATTGGTCAGCACATCGCCACAATGCCGGGTTACTACGTCAAGATATGAATCGGCTGCGGTCATTCCATCCTGCGGCTCGTTGAGACATGACAGGACGATCCACGTTGCTACGTTCAGTTTTTCTTTCTGTGTGGCATCACGCAGCACGAAGCCCACCTGCCGGAATATCTTGTCTCTGTTATCGGTCATCGCTTTAGCCACCTCTTAATGGTTAGTATTGACCACGCTTTGACACGCCACATGAGCGCATCCTGTTCGGGCGTTGATTGCGGTTCTTCGGTCCAGTCTAATCGTACCATTGTACAATCCTGTTTGGTTCGGTTTTCAGTATGCGGCACAGGCTGACAAGCGTCCGCAGGCTGGGCTTTGCCTTGCCCGTCTCAATCCTGCACACCTGATCCACGCCAAGTCCGATTGCGCCGGCAACATCCTTCTGGGTCATGCCCAGAGCGTAGCGCCTGCATACAATGTGGTCTGTGTTAATCATTGCTTTGCCTCTTTTACCATCTGGTCATAGAGCGCCTGAGCCTTGTCGTAGACTTCCGGTTCTGCCTTGTTGAAACCGATACCGCTGAGGTTGACGGACTCGAACTTGTAACCCAGTTGCCTGCCGATCCACCACTTTCCCATGAATCCGAGGTTGCAAACGTACAGGTCCACGGCAAGTCGGCGAGCCATCTGCTGCTTCTGCTGATCGTTGCCAACCATGAAGTCGGGAATCCCAACACCCGTTGCGATTGCCACGGCTTCCTTTATTATCTGGGAGCGCTCGGAAATACTTTCGATCATCCCTCGACCTCCAGCATCAGGTCGATCAGTTCGCCATCGACGAACGCTTGCATGGCATCCTCTATGTGCAGTTTGGCAGCGTCGAGACCGGCTTCGAATCCCTCAAAGTATCCTTCATCCTTTCCCTTCCAGAAGGTCTGGGCTTCCTGCATACCGAGCGCCGCCATCTTGATCTTCATGTGGATCAGGTTGGCAGCCTGCCGCATTTGCGGCTCGATGGCTTCTCGGTGAACTCCATTGTGTCTCGTCATTTCAATTCCTCAATGAGTTTAGACAGGGCGGTTGCGTCTGCCGACTTCGCCCGTTCGATGTATGCTCCCTGCTTGTCCTCTGGCAGTTTCTTGATGAGCGACCACGCAAAGTTCTTTTGCTTCTGCGTTGCCTCGCGTGGACCCTGCTGCGCCTGCTTGCTGACCGCCTGCGCCACCTCGTCGGCTGATGCGTACTCTGTCCCGGCGTAGCCTGCTGCTGCCAGAGCGCGTCCGATGGCGCTCGTCTCGGCGTTCTCCAATGCGCTCGTGCTATTGATGCCACGCTGTGAGCGCTCTTCCTCGGCGTAGCCAGTAGCCACCACGCGACCCTGTGGATCTGTGATGATGGCTCGCATGATGACGGTTTGTACGTCAACGGCGTAGCATTGGGTTTCGATGCCCCAACCATCGTCGATCTTGTAGGCTTCTCTAAACTCGCCCACGCGGAGCGCCACGGTCTTGTACTGCTTGCCGTGGATGTTAACGATACCGCTCACTTTGCCACCTCTTTGTTTTTGATTGCTGTCAGGTTGGCGAGAAACAACTCCCGATAGCCTGATGCTGCTCCTGCCATTAAAGCCCTACGGTCTGGTCCGTCAAGGTCAGGGTCGTTCTCGATCTCATCTATTCTATTTACAAACCGATTGACGTCTGCAATCAGCAGTTCTTTTAGGACTGCAAGGATGACATCGTTTCCTATTTTCTCTGTGTTAGTCATTGGTCTCTCTCTCTTTGTTTGTTTCTGTTTTGGTTGTGGTACGAGCCTCTGGATTGTTCTGCATTATCTCGTACATACGCTCGCGCTCGCGCCTGCGGATCTCCTGATACCAGTCCTCATGCGTTTCCATTGTGTACCTCGTTCATCTCTTGAAGGATTGCCGCCATGCGGTCGAGGCTACGCTGCAAAGACGTGGTGTCAATCTGGCGTAGTGTGGGGAAGTCTTCCTGCTCCTTCCACGTTGCGTACTGCTCGTCGGCAATCTCGTCGTAGTAGGTGTCGAAGTTGTCTGTCTCTCTCTGTGTCATTGTGGTATAAGGTTGTGCCGCCTTACGGGGCGGCAGGTTGGTTTAAAAGTTTGGGTTGGCTGTTTTGACACCGATTCCCGGCTTGTCATGTGGGTGGATGTTCTTGACGCTTACCGTGTGACCATTGTCCCACATTACGTCAAACCATGTTCCGAACTGGTCGGTGGTCGACCCAAGAACAACACCTGTCATGTCGCACATTCCATCGGCGGCGAACTCGCCGGGTCCACAGATTGCAAAAACTTTCGTGCCGGGTGTGATTGTCGTTGTGTTGGTCATTGTCTCGTCCTGTTGTTTGTTTGACTTGATACAAAGATCGAGGTTTTTTTTGACATAGACAATTCCTTCACAAACCTTTCACAATCAATCTCGAAGGTATCGGTAGGTGTACGTCTTGCGGCGGTACGGTCCGGCGTATACCGAATCATCGCGCTCAATCTTCCCTGCATCATGCAGGTCCGTGATGGCTCGCCTGACGCTTGTAATCGGCACATCGCCACGCAGGAAGGTCTTGATCGTCCACGCATGGATGGACGTGTTGGGCATGGACCTGAACAGGTCAAGGATGCGCTTGGTCTGTGAGGCGGCTGACCGGGTTGCGGTTGCCAGTTCTTCGCCTGCCTCTCTCGTTGTGTTGTAGTACATGGTCAATCGTTTTTGGTGAGGTGTACGTTGTTCTCGTCAAGCAGTCGGTGAAGCATCTCCACATCGCTGCCGGAGAAGGTTGTGCCTTGCGGCTTATGGGCTGCTGTCAGCACGAGCGTGATGATGGAGATCACCACGGCGGCGGTCAGAAAGCCTGCGGCAAATATGGTCAATTCGTCATACGTCATCGTCTCTGTTGTCTGGTTTTTCGTTCCTTGTATCGGCGCTCCCAAAAGGTCAGCGGATCTTCGTCCTTGCACCATTGAAACCACCAAGCGAAGTTGTCCTCTTTGTCGTTGTGGTAGTTGGAAATATCGAGCCTGTCCCAATCTATCTTCTGTGCCATTATCCGATAAGGGTTCTGATGATGAAGTAAGCGCTGCCGATGGCGAGCGTCCAGAAGAACACCTTGTCTGGTATGTCAAACAGGCGCTCGACTTTGCGGAGTAGTTGTGTCTTTGTCATGGTCTTTTGATTTACTTGCGGTCTGAAAGAATGATGGCAACCGATGTATTGCTTTCCCACACGGCTTCGTAAGCAATGCGTCCATCTCTAAATCGAGTCTTGTCGTAGAAATTGCCTATATACTTTCTGCCTCCTTCAGTTAGAAAGTAGCGAGAATCACCACATATTGAACCCCTGTCACCAAGCACAAGGGTAAGTCCGTCTGATCTCCTTATCAGTTCACCTTCTTTTACGCGGTACACTCCCTCGTAGGAAGCCGCTTTATTTGTTGATCTGCTCATTGTATCTCTCGGTTGTGCTGCCTTACGGGGCGGCGGGTTGTTCTTGGTTCAGGCATTGAATTATCGACGAGCAACTTCAGGTGCGGCGAAGGTTATCACGCCCATCCACTCATCGGAGCATCGGTCAATTTTGCCTGCTGCGTACAGTTTGCGAAGGTAAACGAAGTGGGATGCAGGCGCTTTGCTCAAATCAATCTGAATAGCGTGTCCCTCAACAATAGCGGCATCAACAAGTGCGATGAACTGGTCGCGGCTATTGAGCGGCGAAGGGTTGCAAATAGTCATTGTCTCTCTCGGTTGGTGGTTTGAGGTGTCTGCCTCATCAGCACCGGGAGACGATCCCCGGTGGACGCCCCGAAGGGCGTTTCGGCTTAGATGATCTGGAAGTGAAGGCGCCGAGCCCGTGTGAAAGGCTTGATAAGCCATTCGAGCGTGTAAGGAATTGCCGTGGGATGCAGGGAATCAACTTTAAGCCATGTTCTTGGTCTTTTTCTTTCCAAGACTTCCCCGTCTGGGTATGAGTGTTGGTGAGTCCAGTCAACGCGGGCACGTTCGCCATCCATCTCGATGACCGTTCCAATGCGACCGATGAAATCGTCCTTACCTTTTGTCCGAACAACTTCGCTGCCGATTGTGATGTTTTTCTGTGTCATTGTCTCTCTCGGTTGGTTATGGCTCGCGCCGTTTTGTTGATCGCAATATCGAAATCCTTTTTGACATATGCATACCACTTCACATACAGTTCACACAAACCGCTCACTATTGTACAATTGCACCGTTTCAGGGCTTGAACCGATCCGCTGCACACGATTATCATGTATCTGGCTGATGCAACAGGTGTCCGTGGTTATGGAAGCGGAGCCGCTCGAGGTGCAGGAGGTCAACCGGAACACGTTGGGGATGCAGGCAACGAATCCCGAACAGCACACAGGGGCAGCGTTCTTCCGGCTCTATATATAACCCCTGTTGTACCCTTTTGACATTTAGGGTTAGCACACCGTATCCTGAGAGACAGAACAAATCAAATCGAAAAAGAAGCCCTATACAG